TTGATTCTTGACAGTGGTAAATCATATGCCACACCATTATTCAATTATAGATTAGACATGGGTTCTGCAATACATGAAGAACACATCGAAATATTCCATAAAAATAGTAACCATGCACTTACAGATTTTTGGAGAGAGAATGGTGCTGATGTCAAGATAGAAGAGGTGATGCAATTAGACGAATATTGTGGTAGAATACCACCAGTAGTCTACATAAATCAAGGAAAGGAGGAAGCAAAAAATGGTGCCTAAGGTTGTATTGTCAGATGAATTTAAGCAACCTGATTTTACAGGTATGGTTGATCATGGTGCCATAGGTGTCTTTGATAATTTTGTGAAGTGGGAGTTCTGTGATTCTGTTATAGATTCTTTTGAGTTTTGGCATTCTAAAAAGCATATAAAAGAAGATAATGTAGAAGTCAAGGTGACAACTTTCAAGGGTAAAGAATTGACACTTGATCCTCTAAGTGAAGGTCAAAAACAATTCAATCATAATACATTATCAAGAAAAGATGAACAATTATATCTTGAGATCGCTGACCCTGCTCTTGCTATGGAAATCAATCGAGCAGTGGGTGGAGCATTTGAGATATATGCAAAAAAATATAAAGGTATATTAGATTCATGTGACCCTGTATCATCATGGACTTGTAAGATACAAAAGACAAATTCTGGTGGTGGATATCATGTATGGCACTCAGAGAATGGTAGTTTTCTTTATAGAGATAGAGTTGTTACATGGATGATATACCTCAACGATATACCATATCAAAATGGTGGAGCAACAGATTTCTTTCATCAAGAAGTTTCTTTCCAACCAAAGAAAGGCACAGTTGTATTGTGGCCAGCAGCATACACACATGTTCATAGAGGTTCTTTCCTTACAGGTAATGTATCCAAGTACATAGCAACAGGTTGGTTCTCTCGTGAACCAGGTGAAGTTACTAATAGAAAACTTGGAGAATTGTCAGGTCAATTAGAACCGAAAGATAAATTGAATGGATGATAATTTATACTGCCATAACAAATGGTTATGATAAATTAGAATCACCATATATTCATCCAGAGGTTGAATACATTTGTTTTTATGATGGTGAAAAACCAGATGCAGATGGATGGAAATACATTGAATTAGAATCAGATATCACTTGTTCTGTAAGAAGATCATATTTACCTAAACATTGTCCGCACCTTTTCTTCAAAGAAAATTCTGAAACAGTGTGGATAGATGGTTGTTATCCTGTTGATCAAAGAATTGTAGAATACTCACTTGAATTGTTCAAGACAAAAGATTTTATTCTTCAAAGACACCCAGAAAATAGATCACTTATACATGAGTTCTCTAAGTTATATTCTCATGGGTTCTCTACTAAAGAAGAATGTATTGAGATGGCAGAGAGAATAAAGGATCAAGGATATAAGTTATTAGATTACAAACAAACAATAAACTGTGTGATTTGGAGGAGATTGAATCCAAATGTCATAGATTGGTGCACCACTTGGAGAGAATGGTATATGAACGGGGTGAATAGAGATCAAGTATCAAGTTCTATTGCAGAATTTCTCACCATAAGTGCAGAAAGAGTTGATCATATAGTCAACATTGGTGACAAGAGAAGAAGGAGAGTTACATACGAAGAAGCGTACAATATACACACACTTCCAAGCGTAAAAGAAAGAATAGAATTTGTTCATGATTTATGTAATGTGTTTGATAGTTCTGAGAACTCACTTATAGTAAGACAAACTTATGCAAATCTCAAGTACTTACCATTTGATATGAATGATAGTGTTGATAAGAAAGATATTGTCATCTATACTTGTATCACTAACGGATACGATGAATTTCCTGAGAATAATTATTACGATCCAGACATAAGATATGTTTGTTTTCATGATGGTACTGTTGACACCACTGTTGAACCATGGGAGTACATAAAATTAGACGTAGATATTGATTGTCCACGTAGGTTATCTTTTTATCCTAAGGCAAATCCACATTTGTTTTTTCCTGAGGGCACACATACGATATGGATAGACGGGTGTTATTTACATACAAAACAATTTGTCGAGAGAAGTGTAAGATGTTTTCCGTTTACGATGCTAAGACATGCGTCAAAGTTCTCATACTTTGATGAGATGTTGGAGGGATTTACTTGTGCTTTCTTTACATATGATGACGCTATAGAATTGACAAAAAAGTTGAAAGAAGTTGGATATAATTTTAGAACTTATGGTAGTCCTCTTGGCACAATCGTATGGAGAACTATGAGTCCTGAGATGAATAAGTTTAATGAGTTGTGGTATAAATGGTCACTTGTTGGATGTAATAGAGATCAAATATCTTATGATGCTGCACTAAGATTTAGTGGACTCATTCCATCTGTCTATGAGCATAGGAATGATTCTGGTGTGCCATTAGGTTACTTCAACAAGATAGGTAGAAAGGGAATGCACCCTCAAAATGGTGACATGAAACAATTCAAAAGAAGTAGCGAATTTCTTTTAGATTTGAAAAAAATAACAGGTCTGAATCCTAAACTATATACTTCATACCCTGATCATGGTTTCTACATGAAAGTGTACAATATTATTGACGTATACTGATGACAATTTATTACACCATCAACACTAATAATTATATTGAGAATCTACAAGCACCAGATTGGGTGCAAGTTATTACAGAGGTAGAGGATCTAGGTGATCCTATAAGGAGTAGTAGAAAAGATAAAATATTGTGTCCTTTTGATGAACCCAGTGTTTACATTGACGCATCTAAAGTACATCTTCTCAATGATGATTTCAAGAAGTTGAGTGAAGAGATAATATCTAAGGGTGAGTACACATATATGGAACACCCACACAAACACACATACCTTGAGGAGTGTGCGGAGTATGTGAGTAGAGGGTGGGTGGATCCAGATGACATATTGAAATTTACAATTGAACTTCAAGAGACAGATTTTAATTTTGAAAAATACTTCTCACCATTATGTACAATAATATGGCGACCTTGCAATGACACTAAATTCAATGAGATGTGGTGGGAGTGGTACAATAAAGGTGGTGTAAGAGATCAACTTTCATTCTCTGTTGCTTGTCAACTTACACAACAAAAATATGAGACAGTATACTCAAGAGATATTATAAATCAATTCTCTGATGCAAGTCCAAATGGTGAGTGGTGGAATAATAAGTGTGGTGATTACACATATCATAATCAAGATGTTGATATTGTTGAGTTTGTAGATTTACTTACCGAAGTCACTGGTCTTTTTGATTGGAAAGAATATTTTAGAACAGGAATAGATCGTATCTCAGGTCAACCTTTCTATGGTGATGCTGCTTCATACTCTTATGCTATTGAATGGCATGACCCCGAAAAAGATCAGATAGTAATCTATACCAGTATAACAAACTGGTATGATACCATACCTGATGACATGTACTACGATTCTAGTGTAAAGTATGTCTGTTTTACTGATGGTAAGGTAGAAAAGAAAGGACCGTGGGAGTTCAGAGATATACCAGATTTTGTATACGATGAGGTAGATGGTGACCCAAGGAGACTATCTGCTTTTGCTAAGATATGTCCACATAAATTATTTCCCAATGGAACCAAGACAGTCTGGTTAGATGGATGCTATGTTCACACTAAAGAGTGGGTGGATAATAGTAAAAAAATATTAAAAGAAGTTCCATTGACCCACATGTTGCATCCACATAGGTTTACTTTCCACAATGAAATCATGGAAGGGTTTGGTGCTAACTTTAATTCAAGAGAGGAGATGCTTGAACTTGTAAACGCTTTGAGTAAAGTTGATTATGATTTCAAAAAATATTTTTCACCAGTTCTAACATGTATATGGAGACAAGTAGATAGAGATATGGCAGAGTTCCACGATATATGGTGGAAGTATAGTAAGATAGGATCAAATCGTGATCAAATATCTTTTGACTGTGCAAGACAACTGACAGATTTGACTTGGAGTAGGATACACAACTGGGAAACAATAGGACTTGATCTAACATCATCCACATCAAAGTCTGCTAGAAATAAAAGACACCCACAAGCAGGTCATTTTACTACGAATAGCACTTACAATGACATACTGAAAGAATGTTATGATTTATTGAAAGAGATAAGACCAATCACAGGAATAGAAGATGAGCATCAAATATGGCGAGTCAAGTGGAATGAAGTCAGAGATAATAATGTTTGGGACATGCGTACAGATACAATTGGATGGTTACCAGAGGGAGATTGGTGGTATGATCCAACCACAATCAAGACTGCAACTGGAAAATATTCTATACAAGATAAGATACAAATAATCAAGGATCTAAATGGATTTCAAATAGGAAATCAAAGTTCAAACAAAACTAATTCTTTTTGGGTGAGAAGATTGAAGAGATCTCTTGGTCTTATTGATCTACCACCAGAACTACATGATATGCACGTATGGGATTGGGGATGGTCATTCAAAGAGTATGTTACAAAGAATGTATTGAACCCTAGTCTACCAAAAACGTGAAGGCACTTATAACATTTGGATGTAGTTGGACAAGGGGTGTGGGAAGTTGGTATGATGAAGAACTTTCTCATGAAGACTTCTTGAAGTGTAGTAAAATTCTATCAAAAGATGAGAATTGTTTTAGGACTGTTCTAGCAAAAAGACATGCATATGAAAATATAAATTTATCAGCATCCGCATCATCAAATGCAAAACAATTTAGATTAGCAGAAGAGTATTTCAATAAAGATGATTATAAAAAATTTGATAAAGTTATAGTGCTATGGGGCATTACATCTACTGCAAGAATTGAAATATGGAGTAACAAAAAGAAAAAATATCATTCTCTTTTTCTTAATAATAATGGGAAAATAAACAATATAATAAGAGAAGAACACTACGATCATGAAGTTGAATTGAATAGATTGTCAGAACAAATCTTACATTGGGATAAGTATTTTAGTATGATAGGTGTAGAAAATTATTGGTTTGATACTTTCAATCATCATGACTACTCTTATAAGAGTTCTAATATGATTTGGGTTGATGATAATTCTAGGGACATTTTAAGTAAATTGTGTGGAGAATATATTAATGACACATATCACCTCTCAGTAAGGAAGCGTGACTCAAATAGGATAAGAATTTTAGAAAAGAATAATTTAGTAAATCCACATTCTCTTCATCCAAATAAAAGATGTCATATGTTGATTGCAGACATGTTAGATAAGCAAATCTTATGGTAGTCATTACTTTTACTCATGGTCTATTGAGTAATTGTACTCATATGTTGACATATTTTGTTACGATATGCTAAGATAAATAAACTTACGCACTGCTCTCAACCGAGACCTTTATAGGCAGTATAATACATCGTCTCTCATATCCTGTAGCGAGGGGTTACAGGAAATAAGTTTCGCATCTACCCTTGGTGCCCTACTTAAACGTCTTATTAAATGACAACCTCAAATCTAACTCGTAGACAGAGTGGTCTCCTAAAGGGATGGCCTGAGTTCTGCGAATGGGTTACATCAACTGAAAACAGAATCTATGTTGGTTGGTTCGGTGTACTCATGATCCCATGTTTGCTCGCAGCAGCAGCATGTTTCATCGTTGCATTCATTGCAGCACCTCCTGTCGATATCGACGGAATCAGAGAACCAGTAGCAGGTTCTTTCTTGTATGGTAACAACATCATCTCTGGTGCAGTTGTACCTTCATCAAATGCTATAGGTCTACACTTCTACCCTATATGGGAAGCAGCAACCGTCGATGAATGGTTGTACAATGGTGGTCCTTATCAGTTAGTTATTTTCCACTTCCTCATTGGAATCTCTGCCTACATGGGTAGACAGTGGGAACTATCATATAGATTAGGAATGAGACCATGGATCTGCGTTGCTTATTCAGCACCAGTTTCTGCAGCATTCGCTGTATTTTTAGTGTATCCTTTCGGTCAGGGATCTTTCTCTGATGGTATGCCACTAGGTATATCAGGTACGTTCAACTTCATGTTCGTGTTCCAAGCAGAGCACAACATTCTTATGCACCCCTTCCACATGGCAGGTGTAGCAGGTATGTTCGGTGGTAGTCTCTTCAGTGCAATGCACGGTTCTTTAGTTACATCATCTCTTATCAGAGAAACTACAGAAACAGAGAGTCAAAACTACGGCTATAAGTTCGGACAAGAAGAAGAAACATACAACATAGTAGCAGCACACGGTTACTTTGGTCGTCTTATCTTCCAGTATGCTTCCTTCAACAACTCAAGAAGTTTACACTTCTTCCTAGCAGTATTCCCTGTTGTATGTGTATGGTTGACCTCTATGGGTATCTGTACAATGGCATTCAACCTAAACGGATTCAACTTCAACCAGTCTGTAGT